TATGTATATAAAAAGGATTTAGAATCTAGCGTAACCGTTTTCTAAATAAAATATATATTGCTGTTTAAATATACCGTGAAGTTTATCAGCAATTTTTGTAATCTTTGGTGTTTTTACATCTACCATCTCTCTAATATAAATATAAAGTGCCTTTTTATTAAATACCTCTAATGTTTCCCTCTTTCTAAATAATTCTAAAATGGCATCTGCTATTTGGGCATCATTTTTTTTAGGAAATAATTCAAATATATTTTCTGAAACATGGTCTACATATATGTCAACATATTTATCTAAATCACTTTTAATTCTTTCATCTCCTTGGGAATATGTGTGAGTTGAATTTTCACTAATAAGTACTTCTACTCCTACTTTTTGTATTTTTTTCTTGTAATTCTTAGTATTATATAATATTAACCAACGTTTTACTATAGTACCAAAATAAGAATAGGCCTTTGCCCCTCTACCGGGATCGAATAAGTGGATTTTTGATAATAAAAATGTAATTATCTCATGTTGTAAGTGCTCTAAATTTTCTACATCAGTATGATAGAATTTAAAGGTGTGAATTATATTCTGTGTAAGCTTAAAAAACGCGAAATGGATTTCACGTTCATATATTCTAGATCTTACTTCGGAATCTTTAGTGTTATTGTATAATACTATAGCATTTTCCGTATCTTGAGTAAAATAATTTTTACTCTTTTTTCTTCTTTTTTGTACCATTAGTTAGGAATTAGTTCTAAATTGAGATAAACCTTTTTGTAAAACCTTTATTTCATTAAAAAACCAACCTATTTCATCATCACTTTTAAAAGTGCCTTTTTGATCAATTTGTTCTAATCTCTTTTCCGAGAATGTAACTTGTTCATCAACTTTGTTAATAAATTCTTGTTGGGAAAGTATGATATCTTCTGCTTTTTCATTTTTACCCAAAAGATTAAAAGTCGTATATCCGAAGATAACGACTAATAAACTTAAAAATATAGTAATAATTCCTAATATCATAAACTGTCTAACATATTCTTTAATCCTGGACTTGATACACTATTTAATGCCTTAGTCTTTGATGATTTTATGTTGCCCGTTAATGTATAATTTTTCTTTGGCGTCGCCACGCTATTCTTAGAGAACTTTGGTAACCATTCAATCTCGAATTCAATACGCGCCGCCATCATATCTGCTTGATGTAAAATAAATGGGAGCGATGTGCGAGGTTTCTGTTCTGGCATAAATGCTTTTAAATATTTTTCATTTGCTGAGTCATATAAACCATCATGTGTCTGGATTGCAACCATCTCGTTAAAAGTATATTTGATATCATGTTGCTGAAGTAGAAATAATCCACGATCTGGAACGGCTGCAAAGGGTAATGCTTTATTAAACATATAATCTTCACCTAATTTATCACGTCTCCAATTATCTGTCTGAGGAACATATGCTTCTTCAGTATCAGATCCCATTTTACCTAGGTCATGGTTGATCGCCGAAAATACCAATTCTTCCTGGGTAAATGTCGTCATATCACAACCAAATCCTTCCCATACAGCGGACATGGACAAAGATGCTTTTACTACTCTATTAACGTGATCTACATACCCACCTGGGAATGCTGAATGGTATTCTTTCTTATGAGCTGCTGGCATTAATATAATACGGTCTTCATATTTACTATAAAAATCAAGTAAACGTTGTTTACGATCCCCAGTAATATACATTTCAATATTAGTGTTGAATTCGATCCAATTTGCTTGAATTTGTTCTGCTGATAATTTCATAACTCTTATTTTAAATTTTTAATTAACTCATCTGCTGTTCCCTTATCTTCAATAAATCTAGCCCACTTTCCATCAGGACATGAGGATATTAAGGATCTTGTTTTACTAGCCATTGAACAACCACACAATGAACAACAAGGGGAGGTACCAGGTATAGTACACTTACTCCCTTTATTATCTAAATGTGGGCATTGTTGACAAATTGACCACCTAATGGCTGCTATCTGTTCTACATCCTCTCTTACAAATACTCGGTTTTTAATTCCCTCATATATTGCTGGCATGTTTCCAAATGCATTTATTAGTTGGTTAAACCTCCCCATTTATCTGCTCATACTATTTTGTTCATAGTTAGATTTAGGTTCTCTATCTACATAAGATGAAATTTCATCTACTAATGATTGAGCTTGATCTATATTAGCCTTATAGGTTTCTAATGGTTCCTGGGTGTTGACTATTCTTTTTAGATTGGTTAATGTAGAATCTAATTTTTCTAACCTGTTTCTAATAATTTCTCTGTTTTTCATAATTATAACGGTGTTTATTTGTGTAATGGGTATATTTTTATCCCCTTTATGCCTTTATTATCCAACCCTTTTTATTCCCTAAACCTGTAATTATAATGTACGGAGGATTTTTTGTGGAACCTAGTTATTTTGGAATTACTTTTACTATTTCTTTCATTTTATGTAAATGTGCGCATTTTTCATATTCTTCATAGTTTTCAAAGTAATCAACCGCACTATTTAACGTTTTATAAAATATTTTAGGATCAAAACTTATAATAGCTTTAACATCATCACTTTTATCTATGTCAACTTGTTTAATATAACTCCAAGCTCTATGATATACAGTATACTCAGAAGCTTCCTTAGTTGATTCTACATTATAATCAGGTTGTTCCTGTTTAAGAAACTTTTCTAATTTTTTATGAAATACTTCGTGATTTTGTATAAGCTTGACAAACATTCCTATTTTAGCATATGGTCCGTTCATGAAATCCTTAATTTCTTTATTGGTTTTATCACCACTGATTTCTTTCCCGTCTACAAATAATTTAAATATTTTATCTTTGTCTATCATAATTCTCTTTAACTTTGTTACATTGGGGGCATGATTCCAATGTAGGTGAATTCATACTCCCACACCCACATATCCAAACTCTATCTACCCAACTAGTCATAAATATAATATTAATCTAACTTGTTTAACTCAGCCTCAATATCTATGTGAATTTGTTTTAAAATTTCATACTCTTTTATAACATCTTTTTTATTAGGATTATCTGGGTGGTATCTCCAAATTTCATCCATAACTGTAACAGTTGCTACTAAATCTGCTATTAATTCTGACTTTTTGTGGTCATTAATTTGTTCGGGTGTATATTTTATTTCTTTCATATTATTTAAATTTATTGCCGATTAATATAATATTATCTTTTGCCTCTTCCAAGCTAATGTGAAAAAATTCTTTTCTATTATTAACTCTAAATGCTTTTAATTTTTCATGGGTCATTCTTTCTACTATTTCACCATTAAAACATTTATAGGCCCATTCTACTTTATAAGGGGTTGGAACACCTGTAGCAGAAGATATTTGAATTGCTCTTTCCTCAGGTTTTAATTTAGTATAACCAATTTTAAGGTATTCTTTAGGTAATGATGGGTTTGATAATACATATACCCATTGGTCTCCTTCACCTTGATCTGCATAAAGCCCATACTTTTTTTCGGTATAATACGTTACATCTTCCCATCCATCACCCTTTGTGCTGGGTGTTAAAGTAAAATATTTAGCATATTCTAACTCCGTGTTTCCATAGTTATCACGAAGGGGAATAAACCCCTTCGCTCCTTTTTTTGTTAATCTTTCCATTATGCTACGAATTCTAATGCCTTAACAAACATTTTCTTATTAACATCCTGATCTTGCTTGAAATTTTTAATAACTCGAGCTTGACGCTTTTTACCTGATTTGGTAATATATTCGAAATTACCTTCAATAATATTCTCTTGAACACGATTAAATACTTCCCAAAGCATATTTCCTTCATCTTTCTTACGTTGAGCTTCTAAAACTTCCTCAATTGCGTGATTATCAAAGGTATTATCCGTACCTTCTACTCTAATATTTAGAAATGATTTGGCAAGATCAAGCATTTGCTCTTCTTTCAATTCAACATCCTTCATTTTATTCATCGCTTCAACAGTTAAAGGTAATTTTTCAACCATCTCCTTAATAGTATTTTGTAAAGTTGAGAAATCATAACCCATATGACGAATCTTAATATCCTCAAATGTATCTGTAGCTATAACTAAACCATTTTCACAAATCATACGAAACAACCCA